GGTTTCCAACTGCGCTGCCGTGGCGTACGGCGTCCCGATCGCTGCCATCTAACTAGGGCGTCTGGAGCGCACGGCCCAAGAAATCGACCGTGGCCGTGGTCTCGCGTCCCAGGTAGTCGAGCACTGGGTCCGTCGTGCCCGGTAACGCGTTGGCCAGCGGACGCCCCATCCAGTCGTGCGTGTGGGTGCTAGTCGCCATCCTTCACCTCCTTGAATGCCTCGTATGCTTCTTCCGCGGCTTCGGCGCCGCGCAGTTTCTCCACCACCGCGCCGTCCGCCACGATCTCGTGCCATCCCCCACCGAGCGCGTGGACTCCGTCGGCTCGCTCGTCCGGCTCGGACGAATCGGGCTCAGGTCCGGTCTCGAGTCCGGTCTCGGGTTCGGGTTCTGGTTCCTCTGTGAGCGCCTCCAGGGAGGCGAGCCGCGCGTCGTAACGCGCGGCTCGCTCCACCTGGCCCGCCCTCTCCGCGATCCGGCGGTTACGCCGCAACGCGCCTAGGACGGATGGCCTCACAGCGACTCACCTCCGGTCAACGGCACGATGCCGTCGTCGTCGATCGTCAGCGCGGTGAAGTAGCCGGCGTAGGCGACCTGCACGCCGAGCACGCTGGGCTCCGTGATCTGGAGCGTGCCGATCCGCTGCTCGAATACCTCGAGCGATGCGGTCGACAGCATGTACGCCTCACCAGCGTCGACACCCGCCGACATCACGACGGGGATGCCGCCGATCGTGCCCATGACGCCCTGGCCGAACCTGCCGGCCATGAAGCCTTCCGACTGCGCGTCGCGCGGATTCACCGGAGCGAACAGCGGCCCGAAGATTCCGAGCACGTCGGACGCGACCGCGAGCAACAGGCGCCCCTGGCCCTTCGTCGCCCCGTACACGACGCCAGCCGCCTCCCATACCGCCGCCGCGACCGAGGCCGCGGTCGGGATCGTGCCGTAGCTGATCGCGGCCGTGTTGGTCGCCGCCAGCTCGTCACCGACCGCCGCCTCGGTCTGGATCGCGTACTGCGCGGCCAGGTCGTTGATGATGAGGTCCATCACCTGCGGCGAGCTGAAGTCGATGTTCTGCCGCGAGACGTTCACATAGCCACCGTAGGTGACGGCGTTCGCCTCGATGCGCGTAATCAGCATCTTCTGAGACGTGAGCTCGACCTTCTCCTTGTCGGACTCGCCCTCACCTGCGCCGCCCTGCGGCAGCACGGCCGTGTGCTGCGTCACGTGCGGGCGGTGCCACGTCGCAGCCGTCAGCGGCATCGGGCCGAGGAACGACGTGACCGGACGGGCCGCGTCGATGAAGTTGATGACACTCCCGACGATCGGGTCGGGGACGACGCCGAGGTTGTCGGGCGTCGTCTGGTGCGCGGCGACGCGGTAGTGCATCTCCAGCCGCTCACGGGCCTGCCGGTCGCCGATCGACGCCTTGTAAGAGTCGAGCGCCCACGCGCCTGCGCTGCGGTACTCGGTGTCCGCCTCGCCGTTGCGCCGGGCCATGGTGATGGCCTGGTCGAACTGCTTCATCCGCGCGCCGACCGCATCGGCCAGATCCGCGGTCGCTTCCAGCTCACCGAGCTGGGTCTGGAGCTTTGTGATGCGGTCGCGCAGCCCGCCGAGCGTCTCGCGCTCGGCCTCGTTGAGGTCGCGCTCGCCGTCCTGCGCCGTGGCAACGATGCCCTGGGCTGCGGCCGTGCGCTCCTCGAGCTCCTTCTGCAAACGACGGATCATCGCGTCGTTTGCGTGTCCGATCTTGGACATGCTGACTACCTCTGGTTGGATGTTCTCGGTTGCTTATTCGCACAACGTCTCCGAGACACATCCCACCAAGGGATGTCAGTGCGTCCTGCCTTTTTACTGCCCTGCTTCTGCTTCTATGCTACCCGATCCTGCTTCATGACCCACGCAATCACGGGGTCCCTCAGCATCTCGTCGAGCATGGGCGTAGCCGGTGGCGGCCCAGCCGCTATCTCCGGTGCGCCCTCACGGACGGCCAACACCTGCGCGCCCGAAAACGCCGGGTCCTCGACCATGCCCAGATGATCGAGGAATGCGTTCCTCACCCGACGGACCTTCGCGTCATTGTCCAGCAGCACGTCGCTGCCCTTGTTGGCCCGATAACCGATCGACGCGGACACCATGTCCTCGGCCGCCAGATACAGCAGCTCGTCGCCCTTCGGGCCGTGTACGACCTTCACCTGCGCGAACAAGCCACGCTCGTCCGCAGGGTTGAACTCGATGACCTTGCCGACCGTGTCGCCCTTACGATGCTCACGGTTGACGCGCACCTTGCCGGCCCTGGATTCGATACCGTCGAACGCGCCGCGGTCGAACACCTCTGTCCAGAAGTCGCCACGCCAGAACACGCGGGCCTCCTGATTCCAGGGAACGGCGATGACGTCGATGAGGCGCTTCGTTGCGTCGACGTTCGAGAAGACGCCATCACTTCGCGTCAGGATTTCGCTCACGGCAACCTCCGTAGTTGAATCTGTTCCTCGGGGTCCGCCGTGCTGAGCAACTGACCCGTGACAGGCTCTGGCGTTTCACCGAGGAGCCGTTCGGCGACCCGGACCTCCTCCGTGGACATCACACCGGCCTCGATCAGTTTGACGTAAGCCTCGGCGCGGGCGGCGAAGTCCGGGCGGCTGTATTCGTCGCGGTTGAGCTCCGCGCGCTGCGTGGACGGCAGCGCCCACCCCGATAGGGCACCCATCACGTGGGCCGCCATCGGCCGGAGCGACAGGCGGTCGTGCTGATCGAACACCTGCGAGACGTTCGAGTACGTCATTGACTCGCCGCCACCGCTCGGTAGGCCCACAATGAACGGCGGGACCCCGAGCAGGACCGCGATCCGCGCCTCGGTAAACTGCGCGATCTCGATCATCGCCATGTCTTTCGGCGACATGGATTCGTGCGTCTTGAGCGTCACGCCATTGTCGAGGACCGGCGGCGCGCCGAAGTTCTGCCGTCTCGACTCCACCCACGCGTTCAGTAGGTCCTGTGCATCGTCCGGTTCGAGTGCCTCAGCTGTCTCCAGCGTGTAGACCGGCACGCCGCCGTTTTGGACCACCCTGCGGGCGTACGTCTCGATCAGGCCCGCCGTGATGCGCCTACCGCCAGCCACCTCGAGCGGACCTTTCCCGCGCGCGGAGTCGGTCGCCGAGTCATATCGGATATGGAGTACGTCGTCGGTCACGTCGTCGCCGGCCGGGCCGCCCATCCGGTAGCGTCTGCGGCCACCGCGCATCTCGACGTGCATGAGCCACGGCGACACGACCCGGAATGTGAGCGGGAACCCGTTCGCACCGAACGCGACGGGCATTACGAACGCCTCGCCCGTCATCCAGTCGCGGAACAACTGCTTCGCGAACTCGTGCCACGACGAGTAGATCGACGGGTCGGGGTTCGTCATCCAGCTCGTCGGCTCGATGATCCGGCCGCCGCGCGTTCGGTAGACGGGCATCGCGGACAGCACCGAGGCCGAGCGGTCGATGCAGGTCCATGCGATGTCGACGAGCGAATTGAGGCGAGCGCTCCAGTCCCACACGGGGGTCGACCATTCGGACGGCCAGCCGTCCCACGGAGACGGGGAGAACCGCGCGAGCGGGCGGGAGGCTGCGATCTCGCCCTCGAACTCGACGCCGTCCGGGTCGCCGGGCGTGTAGTCCGGGTATCCGACCGACGGCGGGTCGCCGGGCGCCACGTTCTCGTTCGGCTCAACGCCCTCGTGGTTCACGCCACCGAGTAGCCAGGACAGGAAGCTCATGGCTTCGCCTGCAGCACGTGGATCCGCGGCTTACGCTTCGCCTCGACACCCGAGAGCGCGATCGTCGCGGCCTTGAGCGGCGAGACATCAATCGCGCTCGGGCGCACCCACACCCACCCGCCTTCCTTGCCCACGTCTCGCTTGCCCGCCGCGACCACGGAGCGGTCGAGCGGCTCCTGGCCTATGTGATGAATCGTCCCGTCGACGACGGCCGTGAGGAGCTCGCCACAGGCGTTCGCGTACTCTCTGCCCGTCACCTCGATCACCTCGACGTCCGCGTCGCGGAGCGGGCGGATGAACGCGCCCTCGGCCCCCGCCGGGTCGATGCGTATGGGGAGCCGTTTGCGGTCGTGCAGATCGGTCAGGTAGTCCTGCACCCAGTGCGTGCCCTGCTCGAATTGCACGCTGTCGACGTACAGGTGGCCGCCCGGCAGCCTGCCGGCCGAACCGACAGCCGACCATGATCCATCCGACGCCACCGCCAACCCGTACGCTACCGATTCGATGCGCGGTGGGGGCTTGACCTTCAGGCTCTGCCAGCGGGTGAACGGCACGACGCCTGCCTCGCCGTCGCCGCCCTCACGGATCCCGAGCCGCTCGCGCCGGAACTCGCCGACACCCTCCGGCGTCCCGCAGAGCGTGCGCCGCTCGTTGTGCACGAACTCCTCGTCGATCCGGATGTCCATCGCCGGGTTCACCCGCCGCCACGCCTCCACGTCGTCGGGCCGCGTGTCCGGACCCGACTCCCACGCGCGCAGGAACAGGGCACCTGGGTCGTCCGACTCCGCGCGCTTCAGCAAGGCATGCAGGAACTCGGACCCGAAATGCGGAGCGGACGACGAGTACCAGACCTGCGGATTCGGCCGAGCCGACAGCGCCGGAAGCACGCTACCTACCGTGGCCACGGGCAACTCGAACGCCTCGTCGAAATAGACCGCGTCCGCGCTGAATCCACGGACACTTGAACGTGATCGGGCGAGAAAGCGCAACCTCTCTCCGGACCTGAGCTCAATTCCCTGCTCTCCCGCCCCGGTCCGGATGATTCTGACTTGTTCGAACAGCTCATCGGAGCCTTCAACGAGCGACTTGACCCGCAGGAAGTGCTCGGAACAGGTCTTGAACTCGTGCGCGGTGTGGATCTGGAGCGCTTCGCCGAGCACGAACATGCCGACCAGTTGGCGAGCCTCCTGGATCGCGCCTTTCCCGTTTTGGCGTGGCACGACATCACCGACCTCGAACGCCGCCCACTTCCCGTCGTATCGAACCCGGAGCGCCTCGAACAGCAGAGATTCCTGCCAGTCGTCGAGCTCCAGGCCCGCCCAGTCGAGAACCTGGCGAACGTCGTCTTCAAGTGCGATGCTCCGTTCGCCGGCGTCGTTTGGCACGCACTCGAGCGTCGGCGGCAGCCCGACGCGCATCTCGGCGAGAAGCGAGCTCATCGACTTCCGAGGCCTCGACCGAAGGCAGCGACGCCAGCTCCGCGAGCACCGCCTGGAGCCGCGCGGCAATCGGAGCGATCTCGTGGGCCTTGGCCGTATTCATCGAGTCGGCCAATTTGTCCCGCATCGCCTCCAGCGAGACTCGGTGGTCGCCCGACTTCACGGCATCGGAGAAGTTCATTCATGGCGCCATTTTGGCCGAACGGACAGGGCATCCCACTGCATCCCACCGCCGTTTGTGGTCACTTTGGCCGAATGCATAAAACGTGTATAGAACTCTCGCAAATAGATACGATAGAAGCAGGGTCCTCG